CAGGTGGTGGTTACGCTGGTCGAGGCGCAAGTGACCAGCGTGCTCCCGGCACCGGCGGTTCTGGAGGTGGCACGGGCGGAAACACTGCCGGAACGCCACTCAATCCAGGAGCCTCAGGAAACACCCCATCAACTACACCATCTCAAGGCAGTAATGGTGGCAACGCCTCAAATTCTGCAGCAGCCTACGGAGGCGGCGGAGGTGGCGGGGCTGGTGGTATCGGACAAAACGGCACCAGCTTGAAAGGTGGAGATGGCGGCATCGGCAAGCAGTCCTCTATAACAGGTTCTGCAGTCTACTATGCTGGTGGCGGTGGAGCGGGTTCACTCAACGGCGTGTACGGCGCAGGTGGTCTTGGAGGTGGTGGCGCAGGTCTTGTTGCTGGCACAGCTAACTTAGGAGGTGGCGCTGGTGCCGGCGCAGCCGGTGGCAAAGGTGTCGTGATTGTTCGCTACCTCACTGCAGCAGCACCTGGTACGGCTAAGGGTGGTGTGATAACCACCAGCGGTTTGTACACCATCCACACATTCAACGACACAGGAGTCTTTGTGCCATGAGCTACTTTGCAGAACTAGATGACGACAACGTGGTGCTGCGTGTAGTGTCAGTGCCTGATGACCAAGAGCACCGAGGTTCTGAGTACCTTGCTCAGGATGTTGGGCTCGGCGGTCGCTGGATCCGGACTTCATTCAACGCCAGCATCCGCAAACGCTTTGCCGGTATTGGAGACACGTACAACGCTTTGCAAGATGCCTTTGTCCCACCAAAGCCAGATGGAAACTTTGCTTGGGATGAGAAACTATTTGACTGGCAACCAATTACCAACTGAAAGGAACCACCATGAAATCACAAATTGCATTTAATCCACTTGGCAGCACTGTTGCCATCGCAGCGGCAGCCATCGCTCCAGCAGGCGTGCAGGTCCCTTTGGAAACTGGAGCATCACGCCCAGCCGGTGGCCAGTACCGTGTCATCAACGCCGGCACTAATACAGTGTTCCTTGGCGTGGGCGCAACGGCAGCTCTGGCCCAGTCAAATGCCGTAGCACCTGTGGCAGGTACTCCATCACGTGCCATCGTGTTGGTGCCCGGTGCTGTTGAGATATTCAGCTTTGGCGAAGATGCTTTCTTCAGCGGATTGGCAGCAGCCGCAAATACTGTGTACATCACTCAAGGCGCGGGGGTCTAACACATGGACCAAACAATCGTAAACTGGATGCTGGCTGGTTTCGGTGGGCTGATTGGATTCTTACTCAACGCAGTTTGGCAGGCCGTCAAAGACCTTCAAACTGCCGACAAAGAACTTACAAAGAAAGTTTCTGAGATTGAGGTCCTGGTGGCTGGCGCCTACGTCAAGAAGGAAGAATTTTCGACTGCCGTCACAGCTTTGTTCACAAAACTTGATCGTATTGAAGACAAGATTGACAAAAAGGCGGACAAGGAATGACATACAACCTCAGCAAGAAGTCGCGAGACCGCCTTGCTGGGGTCCACCCGGACCTCGTCAAGGTTGTTGAGCGCGCCATTGAAATCACTGAGATTGATTTTGCCGTGCTCGAAGGAGTCCGCTCCAAGACTCGTCAAGAGCAACTTGTCAAGGCTGGCGCCAGTCAGACTATGAGGTCACGCCATCTGACTGGTCATGCCGTTGATCTTGGTGCTTACGTGGCCGGCTCAGTTCGCTGGGACTGGCCTCTGTACCACAAACTTACTGTTGCCGTCAAGCAGGCTGCCGCCGAGTTGCAGATCCCAATTGAATGGGGAGGTGACTGGACGACATTCAAAGACGGCCCACACTGGCAACTGCCTTGGAAGGACTACCCATGAAAGCTTGGTATCTGTCAAAGACCCTTTGGGTCAACGCGTTGGTTGCAGCGCTGGTTGCATTGGAGGCAGGCACCGGCCTTCTTCAACCATTCCTGCCTCCACACTTCTATGCCATCGTGGCAGTTGCTTTGCCAATTATCAACGCCGTGTTGCGCATTGTGACAACACAAGGATTGAGTCTGGGGAAGCCAAATGCTTGACCTCAAGGCGACCTTGCTGGCTGCTGTGATCGGTCTTGGCATCGGCGCCGTTGGATCTTGGTATCTGACGGCCGAGTACAAGGACGCCTCATGGACTGCCTCCATCGAGAAACAGAAGGTCAAGGCGTCAGAACAACTTCAGGCGGCAACTGATCGAGCCATTTCGGCTGAACGACGCCAGAATGAACTGGCAACACAAATAGAGGTGAAACATGTGGAATCTGAAAAGGAGCTCGACAAGGCTCTGTCTACCAATCGTCGTCTTACTCGTGAGCTTGGCGGGCTGCGCGACCCAGGACGTCGGACGAGTTGTAGTGGCACCGTGCCCACCGACTCCACAACCTCCGCCAAGCCTGAGATTGGCCCCACTGGAGCCGAACTTTCAACTGAGGCTTCGGAGTTTCTTCTTGAATTCGCCCGCGATGCTGACAGAGCAGCCCAATACGCCAAAACCTGCTATGACTGGACCCAGCAACTGAACAGGGAATGACAGGAACCATGCAGGAATGAACAGAAAGGCCTAGTCCAGTACTTACTACTGGCTAGGCCTTAGTTGTTTGCCTCGGGTCATCCCTGAGGCTCAAGTTTGATCAAAGCTCCACAAGAAGTTGCTCCCAAGCCCTCCCGGCACCAGTCCACAAGTCTTTGGCTGCCGAGTGAGGGTATTCCTCCACATAGACAATCCGCTGGCAGCTTGTGTTCAGCAGCAGCTTGCAGCAGGTCATGCACGGGCTGGCAGTCACGTAGGCCGTGTGGATGGCGTACATGTCTCGGCACTGGAGCAGTGCATTCTGCTCTGCATGTATTGCCTGACAGCCATCGAGGTTCGTACCGCTTGGCGCCGTGGCACCTTCACACGCATGTCCGTGAACCTTGATCATTGGGCGTTCCCAGTGTTCTGCCACTCTGTAGGTTCCGTTGCCACGATCCAGAGCTGGGTTGACGACCTCATCAGTGATCTCATTGCAGTGAGGAAGCCCAGCCGCGACGCCGTTGTACCCTGTTGAGAGCACATGGCCACGGGCGTTCAGCAAGACACAACCCACGGCTCGTCGGCAGCAAGTTGTCCGTTGAGCAGTCAGCAAGGCCAGTTTGAGGGCCCACTCGTCGCGGCTGAGTCTCATATCAGTGCTCCCACCAACGAAGTTCGTCACCGACCTTGCTGTCACGCAAAGCAGCCAAGACCTTCATCAAGTGCGCCGCATCATTCCAGAGCACCATCTCAGTCTCAGGTTGCTCAAGCACCTCACTGGCCAAGCACAATTTGGCATCTGCCCAGTTGGTCTCGTACAGGTGGCTTGATGCTGCCGTCAAGAAGAGCTGGCCAGGTCTGACAGCTTGGTCAAACTTGCGATGCTCATTCAGCAGACCACAAACCAAGTGGCTCAGCATGCTGAAGTTGAAGACATCGTACGGGACGCCAAGCCAGACATCGCTAGAACGCATAAACACGTGGGCATTGAGCTTGCCGCTGCGAATGCTGAAGAAGATTGCCACGGTGCACGGCACGTCCTTTGTCTGAGGCGGGCACTCACGCCAGATCGTCAGACCGGCTTGGCGGCTGTCTTCATCGGCCATCAGCTTCTCAACGATGTACGGCAGTTGAGCTTTGATCTTGGGCCCGTAGGCGCCAAAGAAGCGTTCACCATCATCGCTGAAGTCCTTGATGCGGCTGTTGTATGGCGAGATGGTCTCGACACGGTCATCGCCAGACAAGATCCAGAAGGCTTCAGCCGCCATGAACTTGTAGCTGAGACTGCGGTCAGGCACACGAAGCACTGGGCGACGCATGTCAACAACCATGGTGCGTTGTGGCATCTCACGAGTCATCTTGCCACGTGGTGCCACTGGGTCACCGTTGGACAGAATGTCGTTGATGGCATTGAGCCAAGTTCTTGAGAAGTCCATGATCAGTCCTTACCGTTAGCACCGGCAAAGAAGCCAGCGTAGTTGATGATGTCCAACGCGGTATCACGCAGGCCTTCAAAGTTTGCATCGTGGCCACGCATCTCTTTGAGGACCAACGAGTTGAACCGCTGAGACTTCGTGTGTAGCATCTGAGCGTAGCTCACTGCGCCAAATGGAAAATACGACGAGCGATCGATCTTGTGCGGATCCATGTCCGCAGCACCTTGGTTGTAGTCCTGACTTTTGCGGACGCAGAGCAAAGCTGCTTCGGCCAAAGCACCAGGGTGTCCACCACGAGACTGGAGTTCTTCCAGCAGTTCCACAGTTGAGCATTCACCCAGTTGGGTGGCGGGCAGCAACGACTTGGTTTTCATATCAGTTCCTTTACGAGTTACCATGACAAAATTTCCTTCAAGCGAGATTCAGGACC